CACACCACCCGAATAGCGCAATTACAGGCGGAAATTGCGATGTTACACGCTCGCAACGCTGCCGAAGCCGGCGGTGGAGGCGGTGGCCCCATGCGCGGCTTCCCGTCGATGAAGATTCACGGCGGCGGCGGCAGCAAGTTGGCCAGGATTCAAGCACTTAAGGCGAAAAACCCGGGAATGACCACCAAAAAAGCCTTGCAAATGATACGCAGCGGCGCCGGCGCTGGGGTCGGGATGGGCGGTGCTGGTGCTGGTGCCGCGGGCGCCGGCGGCGTCGGCCTAGGTGCGATGTTGGCAGGCGCCGCCGTAGTAGCAGGCGCAGGGTATGCGAGTTATGAAGTCGCTGATGCCACCGGATGGCTCGGAAGCGAAGGGGAAAAAAGCTATAGCACCACCGGATTTGCCTCCGGCCAAAATATGATCAGTCAACCAACAATGGCAACCGTCGGAGAAGCTGGATCTCCCGAGGTCGCAAATATCGGCGGTCAAAGCTATATGGTGGGTATGGGCGGCCCCCAAACCCTCGCGCTAGGCGCAGGCGACAGCGTAGCTACAACAGGCGGTGGAGGCGGTGGTCGACCACAAAATCTCGTCATGAACCTTACCTTCGTCGACGATAACGGCGCCAAGAAAACTGAGCGTATCGAAAAAGTCATGACAGAGTATATGAACGAAAATTTAAATCTCAGTTATACTTAATACCTAGAGGAGAAACTAAATGCCAATTGCAACTAAGGACAGCCCACGAGTCATTAAGATAACTCCAATGCATGTTGCAGCCGCAGAACCTCTCCTTTTCCCCACCATTATCACCCAATTTGAGGACAAATGGACACCCGGATGGCGCAATGAGACCGTTTATGGACGTATGGACCCCATGGGCTTCTATGCGGGCACACAGCGCACCTTAACGTTAGGATTTCGAGTCATTGCGGCCGACATTGCCGAGGCAAGAATAAACATGGGCCTTATCCAGAAACTCGTTCAGTACCAATATCCAGCTTTTCAACCGCGCGGCCGAGTGGCTACACTTAAAAGTCCCCCGTACTTCAAGGTAGAATTGATGAATGTCGGAGCCCAAGGAACGGATGCCCTTCAGGGATACCTTATGTCGGGAATCAGCGTGAATCCTGGCTTTCAGGATAAAAACACCGTCCAATATTATGACGCCGCATGCACAAAGTTATTGTTTTCGGACGTCAATATAAGCTTTCAAATGGTAGTTCTACACTCTGCCAAGGTGGGGTTTTACGGCGCAAAAGACGATACGGGTGCCGACAAGTTCGCAGCCGGAACAGCATATCCATATAATGTGTCACCACCGGCCAGCCCCGGGCAGACACGGGCGAAAGCCGCGGCCAAAGCTGCACGCGCCAAAGCGGCTAGGCGCAGAAAAGCACGACGTTCTAAAGTGGCCAAGCAAAACAAGATTTTGGCGGCTGCCCGAGATGCGGCGCAGATCCAGGGATCCGGTTTTTCTGATGAGGGTCAAAGCTTTAGCACTCACCAGGGTCAAAGCTTAATTGGCGAAGGGGACGAATAGATGGGAATATCCAGATACAATAAACGACGAGTTGTTACAAATAAATCACGAGATTACTTGTATTCCAAGATCTTTCGCAATAGAGACCTCCATGCAACAAAACAGTTCACGATTGCCGACTTGGCCCATATTTCTGTAGAGCAGGTAGAGGATCTGACGATACAAACTAAAATGTGGACAATGGGAGAGAAATACTTCAAATTGGCCCATGAGTTCTATGGAGATGCAGAGTACTGGTGGGTGATCGCCTGGTATAACCAAAAACCGCTTGAGTCTGATTTTATCCCGGGCGACGTGGTTGAAATTCCCACCCCCATTGAACAAGTGCTCGAATATCTCGAAATACTTTAAGAGCTTAGGAAAATTAATGGCCGAAGATAAAGACAAGAAAAAAGGCGACAAGAGCGCCAATCAGTATCTCGTAGAAGCGAGCGAAGGCAAGTTTTTGGGCGCCCAAACGGGCCTCCTCAGTGGCGACACGCTTCGCACCGGCGTGGATTTGCATACAGGCATTCTGGCCGGCACCCTTAAAGTGATCAGCGCTGGGTTGGTGGATATGGAGAGCACTGGAGAAACACGCCGGCGCCTGAAGGGCAAAAAACGAGACAGCGGCGCCCTAAAAGACGGCGGCATTGGAGCGCTCAAAGAAGAGCAAGCCCGGCGTCTGGGACTACTCAGCGCAGCCGATTTCGCGACCAACGACCAATGTATTCTCTTGGAAATGGCCAAGAAGATATATGATTACGCTGTAACACCGGGCACACCTGAGATACTCTCTGCGCCTCCTATTACAAGCGCCCATCAGGGAATGGCGGCATTAGATCCAACTCTACAGGAGATGATGACTGGCGGCGCCGCAATCAAATCGCCCAAGATCGGTCTCGCCATCCCCGCCACCGCCGCCATAAAGAGTATCACCCAACTGGGTACTATATATAAAAACAATTATGACGTTATACGAGGAATCACGCTACACAGAAAGTCTACTCGGTTTCTAGAAATAACCCCCGCACAGGTCGCCCAATTAAGCCCCTTAATATACCTGAGCGTGGATTATTATGACAAATCGGGCAACCGAGCACGCCGCATCCCTTTAGATTTTCCTAATAAGGCAATGCTCAAGGAAAATATACTTCAGTCCAGCGGCCAACGGTTCGGGGGCGGCATCAAAGATATTACGATTACTCATGAGGGTATAGACTCTGCCACCGAGAAGATTGTGCTCATAGACTCTACTTTTATTTTCCAGGATTTCCGCACAGCGTCCCAGGGGAATTACGAAGAACTATTAAAGATTGGCACCAGAGGCTCCGATAGTAATCTGCGGAGATACATTAATTTTGAATTTGGCTGGGACTCCAATGGCAAAACACGGGCACGCCATGGCGGCCTGGCGTTGGAAACAATGCGGAGCCACGTCCGGGGAGAATTAGTTAAGTATACTTTCGACTTCGCAGAGGATGGGAGCATCGTTCTTAAAACCCAGCACCGCGGCCATCTTCACACGATTTTTGGCGACTCCCCGGCGGCAAATCTTTTATCTGCTCAAAAAGCAGCCGAAGAAGGCCTACGCGCCCAGTCGGTCCAAATTATCAACGCCAACAAATCAAAGCTCCTTCGCGACAATAAAAATTCACTGCGCGAAAACCGCTTGCAACAGCTTGCCGCGAAGGTAGCGCACCGGGCTTTGGAAAAGAGTCATATCACCGGGTTGGCGCGGCGCGTCTCAACGTCAACTCTCTCTTTGGACACCTCCGCAACTACAGAAGAAATGTTGGCCCAATTTGCCGGCGCCGCCCCATCCACCGACATAGAAGCCGGTCTAAAAACACCCACTGCACTGCTGACGCAGGACGAGATAAACATGGTTAATAGTCGCGCAAAGAGCCTGCTAAAGAGTGCCTATTACGCCCACACCCAAAACCAAGGCACCGGCGGTGGCGCAGTTGAAGGTGAAACCCTTCAGGTTACTCACACACAAATGGACGCTACCATGAGGGAACTCAGAAAGGCGACCCACAATGTAAAGGTGCAAAACGACGCCTTGCAACAAAACCTCAAGGCGAAGAACATTCACAACTTCGCCGCGGCCCAATTCCAAAAGAAAGTGGGTCTCTTGCGCTTCACAACTCTTTTTAATTTAGCGACGAGCCTCTCCGAGAAGCAAAAGGTGTATTATGGAGGAATCGACTCAGAAAAACGCATCCAAATCGCCTCCGCTCTTGCATACCAGCCCACTCTGCAACAAGCTTTTGGTGGATTGACTGCACAGAGTTTCTTAACCCATCCCCGTCAGATTGGCGGAGACTCCACATTCCAAAATATGCTCCAGAATAAAGGCGCGGCCGGCTCCGAAATGGCCATCGCCACGGCTCTCACCAAGATGACTACCTTTCCTTTTGTGTTTTTGGGGGATTTTCTACAGACGATCTTAGATACCCCCGCCACGTTGGGCACCAAGTCAGGTACTATGTTTGAACTCATGAAAGAGACTGCCGGTGTAGATATTGAGATTCTTTTAGGGTATTTATCCTATGAAACACCTTTTGCGGGTACCAAAGTGGACAATCTTCCTTTGTACTACCTCCCGATCTCTCTTCGAAAACTAAATTATTTCATCGCCAGAGAGATTGTCGGAAAGGATAGGGTATTCTATTCTTTTGGCGCTCTTATTAAAGATCTTATTAAAAAATTGATTGACACCGCTTTTTATAATTGCATTCGCGAAGCGGGCACCGGATCGTCGCCCGTCACCCCCAAGCTTGACTATTCCACAGGGGAAAGAGGAGGCCGAGACGTTTTCTTCATTTATGACAGTAAGCAGTTTATCAACAACATGAAGGGCAAAAAGTTTGGAAATTACAGAAATAATCTACGCCTCAAGATTCCTCATTTTTACCTGGGAGGGGCGGACAAAGGAATCGCTCAGAAAATTCAATTAAGAGACATTGCCGACCCAAGTCTTAAAGCGGCAGTTTATTATAAGCAAACACCTAGCAAGTCTAGCACTGACGACGGCACCGCCGGCCCTGAACATGGCCGCTGGGCACCAACGGTCTTTGAAGCACAGGTGAGCACGCTGGGTTATCCAAATTTTCAACTGGGTCAGTTGGTTTTTATTGATGCGCGCCAGTTTGTCGGGGCAAGCGCTCAAAAGAACTTTATGGCCACGGGGTACTACGGGATACATAAGATTGCGCACAAGCTGACCCCTGACGCCTTCACCACCACCATCAACGGTATAATCCAGATGTCCGAAAAAGACAAAGATCAGATTAATAGCGAAGCCCAACCGGCGGACCCCTCAACCACAGCATCTCAGCCCACAGATGAAAGTGATCCTACCGACCTGGACTTTGAGGATGTTGGCCGCGCCGCAACAGACGAAGAGCTGCAGCGATATGTCCAACAATGGACGGAAGAGGACTTGAAACGCCAGAGTGCCGACGTAGAGGATAGTCTAAAACGACTGGATACTTTGACCTCCGCAGCCACTAGATTTTCAAGCGATTATCTCGAAACCTCTCGCTATCTCCAGGCGAAGATTGCCGCCGAACAGACCCAAAGGGAGGACAAAGCGTTTGTGTACGACTCCACTATCGGGCTGATGACGGGTCAGACCCAATGGAAGCTTGGCGGCTCCGTCCTCGATTACGCCAAGAAAAAGGAAGAGGATTATGATGCAGCCGATGTTGGCATAGACTCGGCCCTGACTGTAACCACCTTTGGAGCATGGAATGTTCTCAAGGGGGTAGTGGGAGATTAGAGTGGTCACTCAAATAAACACCAAGAAGCTAATTAATAATAATGCCTGAATACAACCCACCATTTACCGCCACCAGTGATCTCCCCACGAGCGCCCTCTGGGGCTCTCGCGTCTATTACCAAATGCAAGCCTCCCAGCTTTTCAATGATATCGCCAACGGAGGTGCGCCAAATTATATCGATACGTGGAGAAACTCCGTTTTATATGGGAAAATGAGTCCCGCCGGCATCCTCACCCTTCCGCAAGAAAAGCTGATGAACTACTCACTAGGCGCAAATAAGGCGGCCGCGCTCCCCTGGGTGTATGATGGGATTATGGATATGCAGGGATACCTAAACAGGGCGATCTCCCATGGACGAACAGCCCTTAATGATCTTTTCGGAGGCTTCCCCATCGTTCAGGGCTATAAAAGCCCTTATCTGGAGTACATTCAGCAAGCTCTGTTGATTCTTAGAGGGTTTAATAGGACTCTCGGCGCTCGGACTAAGATGATCATCACGAGCTTTCCCGAATATGCGAAGGAATTCGCAGCATATCTGGCCCGTGGCGATGCCCCCTTCACTTTCTGCAGTTATTATGCATCTCATCGAGCAAGCGCATTTTCAACGGGGCTTATGATGAGTTTTGGCGATATCAACGCCAATGATGATTTTTACAAAAACCGCTACTTTGAAGATCCTGAGTTTGGCAAATATGTTCAAGCAGCCGCCAACTTCGGCTTTCGCGTAGACTTAAATGCCCCCTGGCGCGTGGTAGCCGACTTGAGATCAACACCAATGGCCAAATATATGTTGCGACACAATATTCCCAACATGGAAGCTTCTTTTGCCAGGTTTTACACCCCCGCGGTTGAATACGAACTGGTTTCTATGATTACGTTGCTCTTGTTGGGCTACGAAAGCTACCAAGAGCGCCGCCAATACGGAGTACGTCAGAGCTACTGTATTAAAACCAGCACTCGATTTAAAAGCATGCACTCCACAGAGGTTGTCAAAGCCATAGCCAAAATGATTTTTATTGAAGAATACTCGCAAAACAAATTTTTTGAAGAGTATAGTGTCCCTCAAATCTTTTTACTGTTGGAGTCTCTTAAAGAGGCAGAACAGAAAAGCACGAATGTTCGCGCGCATAGAACTTTCAAACGCAAGTTCACCAAGCACCTCAAACAAGGAGAGTACGTCCCTGCCGCCCTCGCCCTCACCCGTTTCTACAATGGGACCCTGCCTTTTAAAGAAAGATAAATATTTCCTTGACTTTTATAAAAGTAGATGATAAAGTGTATAGCGAGGTGCAGCACAGATCATGATATTTCAGACTTTCGACGACAAAGATCAATGTGTCTTGATATACCAGGACGGGCAGTTTTTTAACAACCAGGAGTCTCTAGACTTATCTTCTACTTGGAGCTATGCCAATTATCTATGTGATAATGATATAGAATATGCACAATTATGGTCCCAAGGATCGTCCTTGGCCGCATCTTGCCCATCTTACCTCGAAGCCCATCTTCAAGAGGTTGAAGAACGTCTGAAAGCCTTTATTCGCTCGTGCAACATAGCCGGCGTAGATTTAAACGAGGTGTGTTTTTATGAACTGGTGCCGCAGAACTTTTTGCGAGAATACGCCAATATTAAAAATGAGGTATCGCGTCATATATTTCAACAATTTAAACGCCCAGACAATTACCACCAACTGTTGAAAATTGTTAAGGTTATTTCGGATATTAAGTACCAATCTCTCGACTTAGACTTAACAAAGATGAACAAAGGTGCTATAAGGGATAGGAATATGTTTAAGACTCTTTCGTCCTGTCAGCGCAATGTTGTTTACGATCCCTTTAAGACCATTACCGGGAGACTGGCCACTAAGAGTCACACCTTCCCGGCTTTGACATTGGCCAGAGAATATCGAAAGGTGGTAAAGCCCACCAATGATTGGCTTTTTGAGTTGGACTTCAATGCGGCCGAACTCCGCACGGTTTTGGCTCTATTGGGGGAAGCACAGCCGACAGAAGATCTTCATGAATGGAATATAAAAAATATCTTCTCCAGTGGAACCACCCGGGAAGAGGCCAAGAAAAAGATCTTTGCGTGGCTATATAATCCCAACAATACGGAAAGAGATATCAACGCTCTTTATAATAGAGATAAAATTAAAGAGCTGTATTTTACCGGAAAAGAAATAACCACAGACTTTGGGCGTACAATCCCCTGCGACGAGTTTCATGCCACGAACTATGTAATCCAATCAACAGCAGCCGATCTCTTATTTGAGCAAATGTATGATGTTTGGGAATTCTTGCGCGATAAGAAATCTTTCATTAAGTTTTGTAATCACGACTCCATTATGATTGATTTGGCAGAAGAAGATCAGGGCTATATTAATGAAATGAAGAACATATTTAGCAATACCCGATATGGCAAATTTAAAATTAATTGCTTCGGCGGCAAAACCTGGGGTGCTATGAAGCATCTTATGGTACACTAAGGAGTTTTATGCAAACAGTAATAGGACTAGGAGAGGCTGGTTGTAAGATAGCTGAGCAGCTTGGTCAGTATCCTCAATACAGCGTATTAAAGATAGATGCGGATGATATTGCCAAGGACCGCAAGCTTAAGAATACTCTCACTCTCAAAAAACGCTCAACACCGGAAGCATATGAAAAGGCCGGATCTCTCCGCTTCAAAACCTTCTTCAAGGACATTGAGGACGAGACCCTATTCATCACAAGCTGTGGAAACGTTTCAGCCTTATCTTTACGCATCTTAGAACAGGTTAAAAAGAAAAGCAAAATCACCCTCATGTATATTGCGCCGGATAAAACCAACCTGACGGAACACCAGAGGCTGCATAATAATCTATTATTTAATGTTTTCCAGGAATATGCCCGTTCCGGCGTGTTTGAGCGTGTCATCCTGGTTGATAACGAGATCCTTTCAGACATTGCAGGACCGGTACCGATTTTAAAATACTGGAGCACCCTCAACACTCTTATTGCATCAACTTATCATATGATAAATGTATTCGATCATTCTCGCCCCGTATTTACTACTTTATCCAACCGGATAGATACGGCACGCGTCACCACTTTGGGCCATTATCCATGGTCCGCCGAAGAAAAAAATGAAGAAAAAATGTTTTTTTCTCTTGACTTTCCTCGCGAAAAGAGGTATTATTATGCGGTGCCTCAGACAATGCTGGAAGAGGATGAAAATTTAATGGCGACAATCCAGAAACAGGTTAAAGATGCGGTTGAGCATGATAGAATGAAGGTTGGATATGCAGTCTATTCTACCACATATGATCAACCGTATGTTTACTGCGAAGGATACAGCACATTAATTCAAAAAAACCCAGCATCCTGAGAGATTTATTAGGATGACTATAATTTAAGGAGAAAAGAAGATTATGGCAATTGATATGGAAAAAATGCGCGCGCGCATGACAACTCTTAAAACCAACGGAAACTCGACGTCAAATAAATTTTGGCGACCAAAGGATGGAGAGCAAACGCTTCGTATTGTTCCCCCATCGGACGGTGACCCGTTCCGTGACTATTGGTTCCACTATAATGTGGGAGATACCCCGGGCTTTCTGAGTCCCAAGAAGAACTTTGGCGAGGAATGCCCCCTGGATAATTTTGTCCGACAGCTATGGAAAGAAGGCACTGAAGAAAGTAAGCGTATGGCTAAGAAGCTCTCTGCGCGTCAGCGATTTTTCGCTCCTGTCGTCGTACGTGGAGAGGAAGAAGAGGGCGTTAAAGTATGGGGGTTCGGCAAGCGAGCTTATGAGACTTTGCTTGGGCTTGTGCTTAATCCGGAGTATGGGGATATCACCGATGCCGCTGATGGCACCGATTTGGTAGTTCACTATGGTAAACCGGCTGGGGCAACCTTTCCGGAGACCAAGATTACCCCGCGACGTAAGAACTCGCCACTTCATAAGGATTCGGACAAGGCCCGAGAATGGCTGGACAATGTTCCGGATTTTGACCAATTGTTCGAGGCTTCTAAAAAGACCACCGATGAGGTTCAAGGCATCTTGGATGCTTTCTTGAACTCCGATGAGAGCCCTTCCGAGGGTCCCACCACTACTTCTTCTACAGAGGGAAGCGACGTCGACAAGGCGTTCAGCGAACTTCTGGGATAAAGTAAATCTATACCGCAGGGAGGCACGGGTTCACAGGTGCCTCAATTTTTATATAACAAGGAAAAAAAATGAGTCTTAAAGAAAGTTTAAATAATTTGAAGGTGGAAGACAACACCAACGTTGTCTTCAGTTATGAACAAGGAACAGATGTGTTTCATTCCAACGAGACAGAAGTTGAAACGGCAATTAGCGATACAGACGTTGTAGAGCGAGTCGCGACAGTTGCAACTTCCGGCTTGAAGGTAACAACTCAGTATGGAGGCGAACCCCTCCAAGCGCTGCGAGACGCAGATCTTTTGGAAGATTATGAACGCGGCTCTGGCAACTTCGAGCAATATGTAGCTGACACAATTCGTGAAAATTTTTATGACGCGGAGTTGATTGAGTACTCCACGGAGAAGTATGATCATAAGCGCGGCTTTACAACTTTGACTGCTCGGGTACAAGCACCCCTGAGCGAAGTCTTGAGCAAAGAAACTCAGTTTACCAGCGTGTTTTCAGGTTGGACAGCAGAGGTTCCTACGGGCAATGGTAAGTTTTCTATTGACATTTAATTGTCTTTGCAATGGTCTTTAAAAGACACCCACGGGAGAGGCACAGGGTAATCAGGTGCCTCAATTTTTATATAACAAGGAAAAAAATAATGTTAAAAAATATTTTATTGTGTATTTTAGCCATGTGTTTTGCGTTCCCCGCATATGCTCAAGAAAGCGATTGGAAGACGCGAAGTGGGGTTCGCTTCGGCTATTCCTATCTGAACAAGGGAGACCAGGTTGAGAAATTAACTCGCCCCCATATGTTTATTATCGGATTCGAGATGCAGCAAGCCCTCAAAGGAGGGGAATGGCTCGATATTCTGTTTGTGGAGAATTTCTCTGTATCCGGCCTTGACCAAAGTGTTTTTGCCCCTTCTGCTAGCTTGCTGATTGGGTTTGAATTTATTGAACAACTTCAATTGGCCATTGGAGCAAATGTTGCACCTTTTGACCCCGGCAAAGATGAGAATTACGTTCATCTAGTTGCGGCGATTGGATGGACAATTGACGTAGGTCTATTTAGCCTCCCGCTTCACGTGACCTATATCCCCGACGTTAAAGGCTTTTGGCGCTGTGCGGCGACCACGGGCGTAAACTGGTAAGAAGGTTTGTGTTAACGAATGTTTCACCCCTATTTACTTTAGGTATGAAGAAGATGAACTGGTTCACCGGCTCAGGAATAGCAATTGAATTCGATCAGATTGTAGATCGCATCCGGCGCCACGCCTTTGCCGGCGGAACAGTACATCTCGGTACCGATTCCCACCTCAAAAAGCAAAACTGTATTTTTAGCACAGCCATTTGTCTAATCGGCTCCTCCCACTTCGCGCGAAATACTTATTTTGTAACACGCTCCACAGCACCCTCTGCTCTTTACCAGACGCTCTTTCAAAGAATTACCGAAGAAGTTCAAAAATCTGTCGACATGGGGTTAAAATTGCTCAAAGTATGCCCTAAGATAGATATCGAACTTCACTTAGACATTTCTCCGGAGGATCTAAATGAAGGGACCTCTAAGTTCGCAAACATGCTTGTGGGTTATGCTCGCGGCAGCGGCTTTGAGTGCAAAATTAAACCAGACGCATTTGCCGCCTCCTCTGTGGCAGATAAACACAGTAAACCAGAAACGAAAGGTGAATAATGAAAATTAAAGCAATTCAGTGCGAGGGGTGTGGGGATGTTGTTTATTCTCGCGCTCCTGAAGATTATCGGGAATGTGGATGCGGTGTTGTTGGCGCTTCAGGCGGTCAACAATATACCAAATTTCACACTGCCGACAAGAGTGCTCATAAAAAAGTGATAATTAATGTTGACACGAGCCCTCACAACCTGTATAATGATTGGAGTGAGATGGCGGATGTTTTCGGTTTGATATCTAAACTTTCGAAAGTACCCGCCCAGCGACATATTATTTGTTAGAAAGGAAAGTCATGCGAGAACGAGTTAATCGAGGAGATTCTAATTTTGAATCCAAGTTGGACGAAATTAGACAGCGTTTTGCCGGCGTTAAAAAAAGCGCCGAAAGCGAAACTGCAGTAAATGTAAATAAACAAGACCTCAAGGACGGCTTTGTTACCTTTTGGTCCGACAACAGCGACATCACCCAGTTGATCACCCGCAGTGCCGGATACATTGTATCTGTTATGGATTGTGGAGAAACAGTGCGCTTTCAGATGGATCGCAAAGGGTTCCGAAGTTGTTATCACGCCTTCAAACTATCAAAATAAAAGGAAATTATAATGCGTAAACGAAATGCTGGCAAAGCTGGGCAGTTATCTATTGATGACATGCGCAAGCTTATAAATAAAAAAGCCGGGCTCAACGTGGCCCACAACCTTAAGAAAGAGAACCCCACAGAAGTCAAGCAGTGGATCCCAACAGGGTCTCGCTGGCTGGACAGCATTATCTGTCGGGGACACCTCGCGGGAATCCCAGTGGGAAAGGTGGTGGAGATCGCCGGCTTGGAAGCGACAGGAAAGTCCTATATGGCGGCACAGGTTGCAGCTAACGCCCAGAAGATGGGGATTGATGTTGTATACTTCGATTCGGAGTCCGCCATCGATCCAACATTTCTGGAGCGCTCGGGATGTAATCTTGACAATATTCTATATGTGCAGGCAACATCCGTTGAATTTGTTCTGGAGACTATCGAGGAGCTACTAGGCTCTAATGACAGTCAGATGTTGTTTATCTGGGACTCCTTAGCCCTTACACCGGCGATTTCGGATATCGAGGGAGACTTCAACCCTCAGTCCTCAATGGCAGTGAAGGCACGGATCTTGGCCAAGGGAATGTCTAAGCTAACGGTGCCCATTGCTAATAGTCAGTCGACGTTTCTGGTTTTGAATCAATTGAAGACTAACATTACCCGCTCTCCCTCTGAGGCTTTGACAACGCCTTATATGACACCGGGCGGCAAGGCAATGATTTACGCTTATTCTTTGCGTATTTGGCTCACCGGCCGAAAAGCCAAAGCTTCTTTTGTTACCGATGACAAAGGGTTCCGCATTGGCTCAGAAGTAAAGGTTAAACTGGAGAAATCGCGCTTTGGCACACAAGGACGACAATGCAACTTCAAGATTCTGTGGGGCGATGAGATCGGTATCCAGGACGAAGAAAGCTGGTTTGAGGCGGTTAAGGCTTCTGATCAGATCAAACAGGCCGGTGCCTGGTTTGAGTTGGTATATGAGGATGGCACGACAGAAAAGTTCCAAGCTTCGAAGTGGCAATCTAAGCTTAAAAATGAAAACTTTCGAAAAAGAATCTTGACTCTTATGGACGAAGAGGTTATAATGAAGTTCGACAAGCGCATTGGCGAAGCTAATGAATTTTATGAGGAAGAAGAGGCATAAGTGTCGAAGAGAGTCATGGTTATAGACGCGCTAAATTTATTTTTGCGCTCGTATATTGTAAACCCCACGATTGCCAAAGATGGAAGCCCCATCGGAGGCACCGCGGGGTTCCTTAAATCCCTTCAGAAGCTTTGTCGCGACATAAAGCCCAATGCTGTAGTAGTTTGCTGGGACGGCCGCGGCGGTAGTAAAAAGCGCAAGCTTAAGAATAAAGATTACAAAGAAGGCCGCGCGCCCATTCGACTCAACCGAGGGGTACACACTCTTTCGGAGAACGAAGAGAAAGAAAATAAAATCTGGCAAATGCACCGGCTGTTCGACTATCTTAACAACTTCCCCGTTATTCAGTTGGTGGCTGACGAGGTTGAGGCGGACGACATAATTTCATACGTGGGGCAATATACCGCTTTTAGGGAGTGGGAAAAGGTCATCGTTTCCAGTGATAAGGACTTCTTCCAGCTACTGGATGACAAGACGATTCTTCATCGCCCAATCCAAAAGAAATATCTCAATAAAAACAATATCTTAGAAGAATATGGCATTCACCCCACTAACTTTGCTATGGCTCGTGCAATTGCCGGCGACCGGTCTGATAATCTTGCGGGGGTTGGAGGCGTTGGGCTCAAAACGGTGTCTAAACGCTTTCCGTTCTTCAAGGAAGAGAAAAGTGTAACCCTGGCTGATCTGATAGAGTTCTGCGAAAATCAGGAATCGAAAGCAAAGGCATACCAAATCATTTGCGAGAAGCAAGACATAGTTGCGGACAACTATGGCCTAATGCAACTATATGCACCGAGCATGTCCGTACAAACTAAAACTAAAATCAACTGGACCATTGAGAATTTTGAACATCTCTTCAATAAATCCGAGATGGACCTGATGATGCTGGAGGACGGAATATCCGATTATAGCTGGTTGGACCTAATTACAACTTTCAAATCGTTTTGTATTAACAACAAAAAGTGAGTTATGGATATTCAAGCGCAAAAGTTTAGAGACGACGAGTTCTGGCGTGTCATTCCGACGTGGGAGGGTGTAGACTATGAGACCTTTGTCGATGACAAATGGCAGGAAAAGAACGCCGTTACAAGTTTTAAAAAATTAATTAAAATTGTGGCTGACGTTGCCGACGAAGCTTTTCTGCGGGATGCAGAAGCAGGCTTCAAGCAAGCACCCATGGCTGTCCGCGTTTCGCCGTACCTTCTATCCCTGATGGATTGGAACAACCCTGTTGGCTGCCCCATCCGAAAGCAGTTTCTTCCCCTCAAGTCCCAGCTTTTGCCCGATCATCCTATGCTCAAGTTCGATAGCTTGGCCGAACAGCAGGATGCACCCGTGACGGGACTGACCCACCGCTATCCCGATAAAGTACTGTTCTTGGCACTGGACACTTGCCCAGTCTATTGTCGTTTTTGCACTCGCAGTTACGCTGTGGGGAGCAGTACTCTTACAGCGGAGAAAGTCTCCATCAAAGCTTCCAAAGATAGATGGGGAGAGGTCTTCGAGTATCTTAAAAATAACAAGGAGATAGAGGACGTTGTGATATCTGGAGGAGACAGTTATCGGCTTAAAGCATCTCAGATCACTGAAATTGGCGACTCCCTTCTCTCGATTGATCACATTCGAAGATTCAGGTTCGCAACCAAAGGGCTTTCAGTATTACCTATGAAGGTCTTTAGCGATGTGGCTTGGACAGACGCTGTGACCGCGGTCGTCGACAAGGCCAGAAAGCAACACAAGGAAGTGTGCATACATACCCATTTTAATCATGCCAATGAGCTTACGGCGATTACTAGAAAGTCTATGGACCTACTCTTTGAGAGAGGCGTCAAAGTGCGCAATCAGACCGTCTTGCAAAATAAAGTAAATGATACCCCCGACAGAATGATGAGCTTGGTGAAGAAGATGAGCTACGTCAACGTGCAGCCCTATTATGTCTATGTGCATGATCTGGTAAAGGGCACTGAGGATATGAGAACCTCTGTGAAAACCGCTATGGAGGTAGAAAAGCATGTTCGAGGGACCACTGCCGGCTTTAATACTCCGCTTTTCGTAGTAGACGCTCCCGGTGGTGGAGGAAAGCGAGATGTACATTCCTGTGAGTGGTACGATGCTTTTACAGGGATTAGTGTATGGACTGCGCCCACAGTCAAACCAGGTCAAAAGTTTTTATATTTCGATCCGCTCCACTCTTTAAAGCCGGTAGCCCAGCTAGCTTGGGGAGAAGAAACGGCACCACAACAGATGATACAGGCCGCATTAAAGGGTGAGCAATATTTCTAAATAGCACACTCCCGTAGCTCAGTTGGTTAGAGCAAGCGGCTCATAACCGCCAGGTCGTAGGTTCGAGTCCTACCGGGAGTATTAATTTTTTTTTCTTATCATATCCACAGGTTACAACAAAGATGAAAAATAGTTTTCTCGAAGGAATATTATGTGGATAATTATAGATGCCCAAACGATAAAAGGCTTGACTTCTTCTCCCGATTGTCGTATAATGGTATCCTAAAGAAACTAGAGGTGACATGGAAAATTTAGGTGTTTTCGGGAAGAGCTTTCAAGAAAACTTATGCAAACTTCTTCTCTACGACCGACCCTTTTGTGATCAAATGCAAGAGGTGCTAGACGTAGGGTTCTTCGAGCTTAAATATTTACAGCTTTTTACTGAAAAACTCTTCAGCTATAAAACCAAATATCAAGTTCACCCCACTAATGATGCATTGACTGCAATTCTTCGTTCCGAGATCGAAGACCAAAATCCGGTCCTTCAAAAGCAGGTGCGGGACTTTTTTGTGCGCCTGTCGACTGATGAAAATATCGCAGACCGTGAATATACCAAGTCCAAAGCCCTTGATTTTTGTAAGAAACAAGTGCTCAAAGACGCGATTATGAAGTCGGTGCCCCTAATTAATCGTTGTTCCTTCGAAGAGATTGAGAAGTTGATTAAAGAGGCTTTACGTCTTGGTCTCGATAATGACTATGGCTATGACTATATTAAGGATTTTGAAGAACGCTTTCTAGTTAAGGCTCGCAATCCCATTACCACCGGATGGCCCAAGATTGATAAGATCACCCACGGCGGATTGGGCAGCGGCGAGCTGGGTGTTGTGATTGCACCAACAGGCGCCGGCAAATCCCACGTATTGGTCCATCTGGGCGCAGCCGCGTTACAAGCGGGTAAGAACGTCGTTCATATCACTTTGGAACTCGCCGATACTGTCGTTGCGCAGCGATATGATGCGTGTCTGACAGGCTACAACCTCAACCATCTCATCGAGAAGAAGGAAGACATTTTAGAGAAGATTCAAGACATTGATGGGCAATTGATTGTTAAAGAATATCCTACCAAGTCTGCTACTGTTGGTATGATCAAGAACCATTTGGAGAAAATACGCCAACACGAAATGCCGATTGATATGGTTATTCTAGACTACGGAGATCTGGTTCGCCCATCGGGGGGAAACAAGAACAGTGAAAAGCGCCACGACTTGGAGTCCATCTACGAGGATTTGCGTGCAATTGCACAAGAGTTCAAGTGTCCGGTGATCACCGCCTCCCAAACAAATCGGAAAGGTTTGAACGAGGAAGTGATTACGATGGAGTCCATCTCAGAGGCTTTCAACAAATGTTTTGTTGCTGATTTTATCATTAGTCTTTCCCGCACGGTTAAAGATAAAAATTGCAACATCGGAAGAATTTTTATTGCGAAGAATCGAAATGGACCAGACGCCATGATCTATTCGGTTTTTATGGACCCAGCTACGGTTACGATTAAGGTACTGGAGCAGGCCGATGTACAGGAAGTACAGCGCAATGAGAAAAAAGACAAAGACAAAAGAGACGAAGCGGAAGCGCGTAGAATTTATCAAGCGCTTAAACAACTAAAAACTTAGGAGACCCACACCATGCCAACAAATTTAACAAAAGACATCCTCTCGGATATCACGGTGCATATGAAATACGCGAGATATGACTCCACATTACAACGTCGAGAGACCTGGGACGAACTTGTAACACGAAATAAAAAAATGCACGTTAAAAAGTTCCCCCAACTTAAGGAAGAGATCGAACTAGCTTATCGTTTTGTTTATTCAAAAAAGGTGCTCCCCTCCATGCGCTCGATGCAGTTTGGAGGCAAGCCCATCGAAGTGGCGCCCAACCGCATCTTTAACTGCGCCTACCTTCCCATCGATGATTGGCGTTCTTTCAGTGAGGTAATGTTCTTGCTTCTTGGGGGTACCGGTGTAGGCTATAGTGTTCAATATCATCATGTAGAACAGTTACCCGAGATTCAAAAACCCAACCCCAAGCGCACACGTCGCCATCTTATCGCAGACTCCATTGAGGGATGGGCCGACGCCGTAAAGGTGCTTCTTAAGTCTTTTTTCTTTGGAGGATCCAAGATTCGCTTTGACTATAGCGATATTCGCCCAAAAGGTGCAGCACTCCTTACCTCTGGGGGGAAGGCACCGGGTCCGCAACCCCTTCGTGAATGTCTTGTTAAGCTTGAGGGCCTCCTCTCTCATAAAGAAACTGGAGACAAACTAACATCAATTGAGGTACACGATATGGTGTGCCATATTGCCGACGCGGTATTGGCCGGCGGCATCCGCAGGGCAGCCCTCATTTCTCTCTTTAGCGCCGGCGACAATGAAATGATCTCGGCCAAATCAGGAAACTGGTGGGAGAAAAACCCGCAACGAGGCCGTGCAAACAATTCGGTTGTGCTTCTACGCCATCGAATCACCAAGGAGTTTTTCCTTGACCTGTGGGATCGGGTGAAGGCTAGCGGCGCAGGTGAACCTGGATTTTATTTTTCCAACGACAAGGACTGGGGGACAAACCCTTGCTGTGAAATTGGATTGCGCCCCTATCAATTTTGCAATCTTGTCGAAGTCAACGCAAGCGATCTGATCGGACAGTCGGACTATGAGGCACGTGTACGGGCTGCGACTTTTATCGCCACACTACAGGCCACCTATACCGACTTTCACTATTTGCGTGACGTTTGGCGCCGCCACACCGAAAAAGATGCACTTATCGGCGTAAGTATGACCGGCATCGCCTCGGGTCGAGTCCTCCAGTTAGACATGAAAGCGGGTGCGCAGATTGTCGAGGCCGAAAACAAAAGAGTCGCCAAGATGGTCGGCATTAAACGCGCCGCACGAACCACGTGTGTCAAACCAGCGGGAACTACAAGTCTGGTCTTAGGGACGTCTAGCGGTATCCACGCGTGGCATAATGACTATTACATCCGCCGGATCCGCGTGGGCAAAAATGAAGCCATTTATACGCACCTATCCATCCATCATCCCGAATTGGTGGAGGATGAGTATTTCCGCCCCCACGACACTGCTGTTATCAGCGTACCCCAGAAATCGCCTGCGATGGCTATCTTGCGCCAGGAGTCAGCAATGGACCTTCTTAAACGCGTTAAGCTTATTAATAGTGAATGGGTGCGCCCAGGACACCGCAGTGGACAGAACTCCCACAATGTTTCAGCCACTATCAGTATTCGTGAAGATGAGTGGGAACAGGTGGGAGAATGGATGTGGAAAAATCGTAAGGTTTACAATGGACTAAGCGTCCTTCCCTTCGATGGTGGAACCTATAAGCAAGCACCGTTTGAAGATTGTTCAGAGGAAGAGTATAAAAAATTACTTCTTTCTCTAAAAGAACTTGACTTAACGCAAGTAATAGAGTATAATGATAATACAAACCTCACAGGGGAACTGGCATGTGCCGGCGGAGCGTGTGAGATTACTTAGTTAGGAGGGCTCATGAGCCACAATTCGGATCTTACTCTTGAAGAACAATATATAGCACTATATCAAAAGATGGCGAGACTCTCGGAGAAAGCAGGATGGGGCGACCCTTTCAGCTATGCCCGGTCGAAAGAGATTCTAGCTACTTGTGTGCTTGGCCATACCGTGGCCACCACGTTTTCCGGTGCAGACGCCTACAATCAAAAGAATGAGCCTGTAGAATACAAGTCTACCACTCAGGCTAAGGTACAGGGATCCTATACTGGCATTTCAGTTCAGTCCACATGGGAAGAGCAAGAGCGCTATCTGCGCGAAGATAAGATTGGCAAGTACCCTGAGCATTATTATAATCGATTTGAAGATGGGAAGCTTGTGGAATCTTGGCGCGTACCGGGACACAAAGTCCTCGAACTGTTGCTCCCCAAGCTTAAAAGTAAATATGCCACAACTCACACTCGCAAAGACCCACGATTGGGCGCTGTGATCACAAACAAAGAAATTTTACAATATGGAGAAAAAGTGATTTAAATAATCATAAAGTTCTTGACAATTGATAAAAACTTTGATATAGTGAATATGTTGCTTCGATATAATGAAGTGACCTTAACCGCTCAAAATACCGAGCAGAGGAGAAAATTCCAATGAATTCCGAAATTTATTATGACAATTTAAAAAAAGACCCTGCGTGGGACACAAAGAACTGTACCCACGTCCCCCTTGAGGTCGTATCGATTGTGGATGATGGAGGCCAAGTTCGCCAAGGAGGCACCCAGAATAGCCATATTGCCGCCCTGAAGGAGAGCATCTTCGATTCTAGCCAAAAGGTGCCTATCACTGTGTTGGCAGACCCCACCCCAGAGGGCAAGTGGGAAGTGGTGGAGGGCAATCACCGCCTAAAAGCACTACGCGCCCTGAAGAGCGAAAATCCTTTATCCAAATCTTTTGGGTTGGTCTGGATTCACAAAAAAAAGTTTACGGATGAGGCGGAGCGTGTCAAGTACCAATTGCAATGCAACGACCACCTCCCAGCAAAATCCTCTTCACACGACGACTATGCGCTAGCGCTTTACAACCAGCTTAACCGCAACGAAGGCTGTGACGGTATCACATGGAAAAACTTTAATTCGTGTGACAAGAACACTGCCAAGCTTGTTGATTGGATGAAAGAAAAGTGGGGCTTGAATAAAAATACGGGCAAAGCCGTTGTAAAGGCGAAGCTTGCCCACGCTCCCGGTTCAAAGCTTATCAATTATTCAAAAGATGAAGTGATTAATCTTTTTGGTCAGTACAATAGTTTTGGTTGGTCGGGCAAAGAGAAAGAAAAGTGCAACGGATATGTTGTGTATGCAGTTGGAAGAGCCAGTCATATTTTTCCCAATGCTACGGGAAACTCGTTTAAGAGAAAGACAGATGACGGTCGAAACACTGAAACGATTGTTGTGGGCTGGATGAGTAATACGGTGGGTCAATATAACGAGAAGCTTAAAGCTTATCGCAAAGCCATAGTAGACAAGGCTAATCATGCTAACGCTTCCTGGCTGCTAGCAGCCGGTGTTACGGTGATAGACGAAATTGTTTTTGTGCCGCAAACGACCACAGAAAAAAAGAAAAATAAACTTTTAACATGTGTTAAAGACTCTAACGGGGCTTTCACAACAAAGTTTGCGTAATTTGTATGGAGGGCTCATTGAGCCCTCCATTTTTTTCTTGACTTTTACTTTCTATGGGTGTATAATATTTGTAGCAAAAGGAGCATTAAATGAATAACATCAGTATCCTCAACA